GGTACAACCCTGACCAGAGGCTGCAGCGCAACCGAAACGGCAGCCATCATATTATTCAGTTGTTGCTCTGATATATTCATCGAGTAAATCCGGTAATTTATCCCCTGCCCGCGCACACTGATTTGCCCCCTTCGCAATAAGGGTTTTCAGATGGTCAAGATGGCGCGGTGTTAAATCAGGAAACTGTCGCTGCATGGATAAAGGGATGGAATCAAGCGTACTGGATAACGCCATTGCCAGCTTACTGAGGGCAAAAATACAGAACCCGGTGTCAATAAGTTTTCCTTTTGACACCTCATTTTTTAACTGCTGTGTAACAGCCTGTTCTGCTGTCAGTTCCCATCTGGCAATAAGCAATTTCTCCTCATAGTCGTCTTCGCTATCGCCATCAGGCACATCGTTTTTACTTCTCCTCAGATACGATATGTAAAAATCGCGCCAGGCATCCAGATCCAGTTGCCCTCGCTTATTCGATATCGGGGCACCCGGCAATTTCTGCAATCTGCGAAGCTGGCGATCGGTCAGACTTAAATGCCTGGCAACTTCAGTCTGCGTAGCCACTCCTCACCTCGCAAAAACTCTCACCTCACAATCACAACAAAACCGGTCATGTCCGGTTTACATGTCTGTTTTTTGTTCATGTCCGGTTCACAGAAGACCTGTTTTTATATTTTTCATATAGTTAACTTGAAGAGAAACCGGACATGGATCCCGGAAAATTTTCATAAATAGCGAAAACCCGCGAGGTCGCCGCCCCGTAACGGCCCGGATCGCCGGAAAGGACCCACGAAATGATAATGATTATCATCTATATAAGGTTTATCACAACATGTGTGTACGCCATCAAACCACGAGAAATAATCAATTATGACGCAGGTATCGTATTGATTGATCTGCGTCAAATTAACGTAAAAGCAACTTCAGATAATACAAATCAGCAACACTGAATATGGGGAAACATTATGTCATCAAAGAACAGAACCCGCAGAACAACAACCCGCAACATCCGATTTCCAAACCAGATGATTGAACAAATTAACATCGCTCTTGTTCAAAAAGGGTCCGGGAATTTCTCAGCCTGGGTCATTGAAGCCTGCCGCCGGAGACTGTGCTCAGTAAAAAGAGTTTCGCCTGAAGCAAACAAAGAAAAGAGTGACATTACTGAATTGCTCAGAAAACAGGTCAGACCAGATTGAAGCAATTTAGATAATCGTGCAGACTACGCCCCCTCATATCACATGGAAGGTACTACAATGGCTCAGGTTGCCATTTTTAAACAAATATTCGATAAAGTGCGAAATAATTTAAACTATCACTGGTTTTATTCTGAACTAAAACGTCACAATGTCTCACATTACATTTACTATTTAGCCACAGAGAATATTCATCTTGTTCTTGAAAACGATAATACGGTTTTAATAAAAGGACAGGGTAAGGTTGTAAATGTAAGATTTTCAAAAAATAAATGCCTTATAGAAGCCACCTTAAAAGGATTCAAATCAGGAGAGTTATCATTTTACGAATACAGGAAAAATCTTGCTACAGCAGGGGTTTTCAGATGGATTACAAATATCCACGAAAACAAAAGGTATTACTATACCTTTGATAATTCATTACTCTTTACTGAGAACATTCAGAACACTACACAAATATTTCCGCACTAAATCATAACGTCCGGTTTCTTCCGTGCCAGAACCGGACTCGCTGGCATGATGAAATATGTGTACCCGGTAACCCCGGTGTGCATCGTTTTTGATTATTCCCCCACACTTGTGCAGAAGGAGTTCCCCGTCAGGCTACAGTCATAATTAATGCAAGAGTACAGCGACGATACAGCGCACAGAAATAAATCAGGTATCCATTGACTTCACAAAGACGGTGCATAGCATCGACTGGAGTAATTGCGTAAATTGAACTCTTGGCACACTTTAGCCACCGGCGAATCTTCAGCGGATTATCCTTGGCCGGTTTTTATCTGAGGCATTGCTCTCGAATGTATAGCTGTGCCCCTTCAAGTTGTTTTTGCATTATTATCAGTCGCGCTCTGAGGGTGAAATAATCCCGTTCAGCGGTGTCTGCCAGTCGGGGGGAGGCTGCATTATCCACGCCGGAGGCGGTGGTGGCTTCACGCACTGACTGACAGACTGCTTTGATGTGCAACCGACGACGACCAGCGGCAACATCATCACGCAGAGCATCATTTTCAGCTTTCGCATCAGCTAACTCCTTCGTGTATTTTGCATCGAGCGCAGCAACATCACGCTGACGCATCTGCATGTCAGTAATTGCCGCGTTCGCCAGCTTCAGTTCTCTGACATTTTTGTCGCGCTGGGCTTTGTAGGTAATGGCGTTATCACGGTAATGATTCAGCCCCAGACTAAGCGCACCACAGGCCACCAGCAGGGCAATGATGACTACGCACAGTACGCGGTTCATTTCACCACCAGCGTATCTGACCGATGAAATAACCGGAGGCCATAATCACAAACACCAGCCAGATAAGAATGAACTTCCAGGTGGATAATTTTTCAGCCATCACTCGAATCTCCCGAATCAGTTTGCTAAAATCAAACACACTTTCTCCTTTGACTTTTCCGGAGTCAGGAAACACAAAACCCCCGCTTGGTGCCAACAAACGGGGTTTTTACTTTTATTCACTTACGTTTCGCCAGTTCGCAGGATTTCATGTTATCCGCCCGCGTGGCCATGCCTTATTTTTCAGCAAAATATTCTGCTTATCTGTCGATACCCCAGCACGCCAGCGCGCTCTCCTGGTCACGACGGGATACCTGACCGTAGCAGTTGTTTGAACGAATACGGCAGTCTCTGCCACCGTCCTTAATCCACCAGCGAATCGCCTCACACGCTCCCCTGCGATCACCTGCATTAATTCGTTTATAAAACGTCGACGGGAAACACTTACCGGGACCAATGTTGTACGGACAGAATGACGCGATCCCCGCTTTCTGGGGTTCGCTCAATGCCACTTTGATGTTTTTCTCCACCCATGCCAGCGCCTTATCACGCTCAATGGCGTTGACCTGGTCGCATTTTTCCTTCGACAGTTTCATACCGGGAAAAACGGGTTTTCCATCCACCATCGTGGCCCCCCGACAGATGGTCCAGATGCCGGAACCATCGCGGTATGCCGTTGTGTGGTTACCCTCTTTTTCGTCCAGAAACTGGTCAAGTATCTGAGGAGCAGACGCGCCTGCAGCAATCAGCGCCAGAACAGCAGCTGACAGGCCGTATTTGATTTTTGCGCTCATGGATATTTATCAGGATGCTACCAATGAAAGATACTGGAAAGCCAACTGCAAAAAGCTAACAACACGTAATCGAGTTATCAGAACTGTTAATTTTTATGGTATTCCGCGCCTCTGAACAGGGGCGCGTTTCTGGCAACAGCTCGTCCTCTTCACATAACCCGGCAGCAACATCCAGGAAGACCTGTCTGATGCTCCTTCTGGCTGCTGCCTCATAAAACTCCAGCGCGGCACCTTCAACACGGTCCAGCGAGATGTCCAGGTCAAAAATTTCACCGTCAAAGCGTTTTTTGTCCCGTAACGCTAAAGTTACCGTAACTTTATTCTCAAAATTGCGGATCCCTTTCACAATCAGTTCATAGTTTTGAGTCATTGAATTACTCTCCCCGTGCAGCCTTACGACGGTCCTCTCTGATTTTGAAATACAGGTTAGTCAGATATGTCAGCAGCCCAAACAGCAGACTCCCCAGCACGCCTATTGCCGCCCACTGAGACGGGGAAACCCTGTCCAGCAACTGCAGGAACCAGTAGCCCGTTCCCACCGCTGACGTGGTGTATGACACACCTGTTGTGATTTTTTCCATCTGGTACATACCCCGTCTCCCGTTATCCGGAAGCTGACAACAATAAAAAAGCCACCAGTTAAGTACTGATGGCTCTGATAACTCATGCAGGCGTCTCAGACGACCCACTGACACTACCGGTGAGTTTAACGATACCTTCCATTTGACTGGCTCACTTTTTATGATGATGCCGGTGCATTTATCTCCAGCACCAGACTTTCTATCTCAACGCCATACGTTGCATTTTTGGTAATATCCGTCAGCGTCAGTGCATTTAGTCCCACTGTCAGACTGTCTTTTATGACCTGGAATGCCGGGCCAGCCACTCCATTCAGTTTCGGAGTAACCGTGGCACTGCCGGCGGTGAACACCAGCTCCAGCGTCTGCCAGTCGTTACTGTAATTCCCGAACTCGCCCAACTTTGTGTTTCCGGCTTTCTTGTGATGCATCAGATTCAGTTTGCCGTCTGTGGTCTGGGTGAAGAACGACATCAGGAACGGGTTACCAGTCCCGGTCATCGCCACGACGTCAGGTAACGCTACATCGGTATACAGATAAATTCCCAGACCGAACTGGTTGTTGGTCAGTGCGCCTGACAGGCGAAACTTACAGCTCAGTCTGCCACCCCGTGTCAGCAGGGAGACTGCGTCATCCACCGGGCGCGTCAGGGACCAGGCTTTATTGCTCTGCTTGGTGATCTTAAATACACCATCTGACAACTGAATTCCGCCATTCTTAATGCTCCAGCCCTGCGCAGCAGCGTCTCCGGCTGTCGGCAACAGGGAGATTGTGCGTATGGATGCATCTTCAGACGGCCCCGATGGCGTGTCGCCGCCGGGCGAGGGTTTGATTTCCGGTGCCTTACCACTAATGAAGGCTGAGGTGCGCCCGGCTGCGTTCAGAATAGCGGTTGCCATACGATCGGGAATAATGCCACGACGCGCCCATGAGCTGAAATGCGTCGGGCGATTTGATGATACCCAGTTTTTGTTCGTTCGGGATGCCGAACCGTAATAACCAGACCCGACAATATCAGGATCTTCTGACGGGTTGTTTGTCGGTGTATTAACTCCGCTACCATCGGTCATAAAGGGAACAAAATAAATCTGCTGGGATTCTTTACCTTTATATGCACCATATACCACTTCATATTGCGTACCGTGTTCTTGTTTCCACGCGTATGTCGTGTCGCCACAAATCCAGGGGACTGATGCCGGACTTCCACCGTGACACTGCGCCGCCAGCCCGGCAAGGTCAGCACGGAACTGCTGTACCATTGCAAGAAATGCTGCTGGCTGCTGGGCGTAACTGGCATTCGTCATATCGAATTCCCCCTGCATCCAGCATATCGCCAGCAAAACGTTTTTCGGGTTTTTCTGCAATGCTGCCTTCGTGCGGAAAAGCAGATCCTGATATAACGGCTTACCCACTCCCCAGCGAGCCGAATCCTGACTGGCCCCCGTGGACTCGCTGAATGTCCCCTCCGTGCCCTGGGTGAATGCCGAACCACCACGACAGCATGGTACCAGCAGGATCCCCGCATTATTAGGGATATACGGAAGCAGTTTTTTGGCAATATGTAAGCCCTGTCCGACACAGCCGTACTGCCCTTTGCTCAGGTCAGCCCGGGGATGATTAATCGTACTCATATCCTGAACATCATGCAGACAATGGTCAGCAGGAATGATGTCGTTAAATACGCATACTTCACCACCGGGAGTCACTGTGTTACGACGGGCCAGTTGCTTAATGCGCGGATGGGGCGCATCGTATGAATCCGGAAGCGGAAGCCCTTCACCGTAAGCCATGGCATTAGACTGCCCGGCCAGTACGATGACGTAGTACCACTCCGGCTCAGTTGCACCACTGACGACCACATCACCTTCTGCGACAATCGCCTGAATAAGTGCTGCGCCATCATCCGTATACGAAGAAAACGGCCCGCCGTATGGTTGCCATCCTTCACGAATTTTTTGAGCAAGTGCATCAGCAAGGTCTGACGGCGATACCGCCCTGACAACATCATAGTGTTTAAATGCCATGAATCCTCCCGGCCGGGATAATATTGTGAGTAAAATGAGGAGCGGGCTGAAGTCCGGAAGTTA